AAATCAAAATGCAAAAGTTATTATTGCTATTGACAATTTAATACAATCTCCAATTGTAGCATCTGCTGTAACTACAACACTATCAAATAGAGTATTTACTACTGATGATATCATTTATCTTGATAACATTACATCATTATTTGGATCAAACTTACTTAAAATTGGTAATGAAATAATGAGAATTGATGAAGTTGGTATAGGAAGTACCAATGGAATCAGAGTTCGTAGACCTTGGTTAGGAACGGTTGTTGCGGGATATTCAACAGGAACTTTAGTAACTAAAGTATCTGGAAATTATAACATTGTTGATAATACTCTTAATTTCATTGAAGCTCCATATGGAAATATTCCATATGGAACAACCACAAATCCTCCAGATGAAAGAGATTGGGAAGGAATTTCAATTCATTCAAAATTCCAAGGAAGAACCTTTTTGAGATCTGGTGAATCTAATACATCAAATGAAACTTATTATAAAAATTACATATTTGATGATATCTCATCTAGTTTTAATGGACAGGAAAATACATTTAATTTAAAATCATTTGGATCAAATACATCTGGAATATCTTCAGAAAATGCAATTATACTAATTAATGATATTTTTCAGGGACCAGAATCACAATATGATTATACATTATCACAACCAGCAGGTATTACATCAATCACCTTTACTGGAACTGCATCTTCAATTGCATCGGATGTAAATACAGCATCTATTCCTCGTGGTGGTATTATTGTATCAGTAGGTTCATCTTCAGGATTTGGATATCAACCATTAATTTCTGCTGGTGGTACTGCAACTGTATCGGCAGCAGGAACAATTTCATCTATTAGTATAGGTAATAGTGGATCTGGTTATAGACAAGGGTTACAGACCGTTAGAGTTGGAGTAGGAACATCTTCTACTGATATCTTAAATATAACAATTGTTGGAACAGCATCAATTAATAATGGATATATCACTGGTGTTGCAATAACAAATCCTGGAGTTGCATATACTTCCACAAATCCACCATATGTCATATTTGATGCTCCACTTTCATATTCAAATATACCATTAGTTTATAGTTCTTCATCATCGGGAATTGGCACACAGGCAACTATTGATATTGTTGTTGGGCAAGGATCTAGTATAATTGATTATGAAATTAAAAATACTGGATATGGTTATAATGAAAATGATATCCTAACAATTGGTATTGGTGGAACTGTAGGAATTCCAACAACATCTAATTCAAATTTTGAAGAATTTAAAATAAATATACAAAAAACATTTACCGATAAATTTGCTGGTTGGTCAATTGGAAAACTTCAAGTATTAGATAACTTTGATAGTTTATTTAATGGAAAAAGAAAAACCTTTACAATATCATATTCTAAAATTCCATTTTCAATATATGCAGCAAAAGGATCAAATGTAAATGTTGAGGATACACTACTCATTTTTATAAATGATATTCTACAGGTTCCTGGAGAAGGATATCAATTTCCTGGTGGAAGTATTATAACTTTCACAGAACCTCCAAAATCTGGAGATACATCAAAGATCATTTTTTATAAAGGAAGTGGTGAAATTGATGTCGTATATAGAGACATATTAGAAACTGTAAAAGTTGGTGATGAACTTACGATTGGATATGATTCATATATTGGACAATCATCATCTCTACAAGAAAATGAAAGAATAGTTACAAGTATAAATTCAATTAATATTTTAAATACTAATCCATATTTTGGTCCAGGAAACGTCACAGATGCAACACTTCTTCGTCCCGTTACTTGGTGTAAACAAACTGAAGATATGATTATTGATGAAACCAAAATATCAAAAAGTAGAATATTATATGAACCATTGATTAATCCTGTTGCATATTTAATAAATTCAGTTGGTATAGGTAGCACAATTATATTTGTTGATAACATTAGACCATTCTTTAATCAAATCAATGAAAATAGTACTAATTTAGATTATCAAAAAAATATTACACTAATTTCTCAAGAATCTAAAGTTTCTGCAGCAGCAACTGCCACAGTTTCAATTGCTGGAACAATTTCTTCAATTGTTATTTCTAATGGTGGACAGGGATACATTACAAATCCAACTGTTACAATTGCAGGTCCAATTGGATTTGGAACAACTACAACAGAAAATACTGCTGTTGGTGTTGCATCAATAACTGCTGGTATAGTGACAACAATAACAATAACTACTTCAGGACTAGGTTATACGACAATACCTATGGTATTAATTGAACCACCAACAATGAAAACTGAAAATAATACTGTCAGTTCATATGAGGGTGATTTTGGTATCATAACAGGTATCTCAACAACTTCTGTTGGAATAGCCTCAACTGGAATTGTATTTGATTTTGTTATTTCAAAAAATTCTTTCCTCAGAAATTCTTCAATAACTGGAATAACAACTATTAGTGGAATACAAACAGGTTATTATTTTGTTGTTTACAATTCCAATGTTGGAAATGGTGTAACTTCTTTAAATTCTTCTGGATCTATTGTTGGTGTAGGATCAACTTTCTTAGATAATGTGTATCAAGTTGCTTCAGTATCAATTGCACAAACTTCTGCTGTTGGTTTTGGAATTACATATGTTGCAAAAGTAACTGTAAGTGTTTCAAATTATAATGGATTAATTGGAATTGGATATAGTAATTTTTATGGAGAATTTAGTTGGGGGAAAGTTTCAGTTGAATCCAGAAATAAAGAATTATCTTATAATTCGTATAATTTACGTGGATCGGCAGGAATAACTACAGGAACTATTTTAAAAAGAACAAAACCTCTTGGTTATATTAATTATGTTTCATAAATAAATAAATAAAAAACCATAAAAATGTCTGCTATTATAACTGACCAAATTAGAATATTGAATGCTAAGAACTTTATATCTGGCGTAACAACATCTACGAATACATATTATTCTTTTATTGGACTACCAAATCCGACAGACATTCAAACTGATTGGAATGCAAATCCTCCCTCACCTAAAGATAATTTTAATGAGGAGAATGATTATTGGGATACTATGATTGCTTTGAAAAAGATTACTTCAAATGATATACGACAAATAATTCAGAAAAGAATATGGTCTTCTGGCACAAAATATGATATGTACAGACACGATTATAATGTGTCAAATACTGCTCAAGTATCAGGTTCAACTAATCTATATTTTTCATCATATTACGTTTTAAATAGTGAATATAGAGTTTATATTTGCTTACAAAATGGAATGGACCCAGAAAATCCAACTGGAAAACCATCAATTGATGAACCAACTTTTACTGACTTAGAACCAAGATCGGCAGGTACAAGTGGTGATGGATACGTTTGGAAATATTTATATACAATCAATCCATCAGATATAGTAAAATTTGAATCTACAAATTTTATGCCAGTCCCATCAAATTGGGAAACTGATACAAATAATTCATCTGTAAGAAATAATGCAGTTGATGGATCAATTAAAATCGTATCAATTACAAATAGAGGTGTTGGTGTAGGAACGGCAAATAGAACATATACAAGAGTTCCAATTAAAGGTAATGGTTCTGGAGCAGAATGCACAATAGTAATAAACAATGATCAGCAAGTAGAATCCATTACAGTCTCAAATCAAGGATCTGGATATACTTATGCAAATGTAGATTTAGTATCTGGTGGAGTTCCTACAGGAACAACTAGACCAACTTTTGATGTTATTATTCCTCCCAATGGTGGGCACGGATATGATATTTATAGAGAACTTGGAGCATATAATGTATTGATATATTCTAGAATTGAAAATGATAATGAAAATCCAGATTTTATAACTGGAAATGAATTCTCAAGAATTGGTATTATTGAGAATCCAAAATCATATGGATCAACTCAAATTTTGTCTTTGGATAAAGCAAGTGCTGTTTACGCAATAAGATTAACTGGAGTAGGTTATAGTTCGGCATCATTTACTGCAGATTCATTAATAAGTCAAACAGTGTCAACTGGAGTGACCGCAGTAGGTAGAGTTATAAGTTACGATCAGACTACTGCAGTACTAAAATATTGGCAAGATAGAACACTATCCGGATTTAACACAGATGGAACATCACAAACAACCCCCCAATATAGTTTTAATCTTACACAATTTACAAGTTCACCTTCTACTGGTGGAAGTTTAGTTATATCGGGAAATTCTGGGACAACTCTCTCAATAGACAGTACATTTACGGGTATATCAACTGCAATAAATAATAGAACATATTACTTAGGTCAGTCATTTGTAAATGGTCTTGCAACTCCTGAGATAAAAAAATATTCAGGAAATATCATATATGTTGATAATAGACCATCAATAACCAGATCATCTAACCAAAAAGAAGATATTAAAGTCATTTTGCAATTCTAAAGAATTATGTCTCAGCAAACTAATTTAAATGTATCACCATATTTTGACGATTTTGATGCAAATAATGACTACTATAAAGTACTTTTTAAACCTGGTATTCCAATTCAAGCAAGAGAATTAACAACTCTTCAGTCAATATTACAGAATCAAATTGAAAAATTTGGGCAACACTTCTTCAAAGAAGGCGCAAAAGTTATTCCTGGAAATACTGGTTATAATGCAATTTATTATGCAGTTGAATTAAATAATACATATCTTGGAATTCCAATAGAAGCTTATATAAGTCAACTTGTAGGAACAAAAATTACAGGGCAGACTTCTGGAGTAACTGCTGTAGTAGAAAAAGTTCTATCTGCAAATGATTCAGAAAGAGGAAATGTAACATTATATGTAAATTATATTTCATCAAATACTCAAAATAATTCAACACAACAGTTCTCTGACGATGAATTATTAGAAACAAGTGTAACTATTATATCTGGACTTCTTGGAAATACATCAATTCCTTCAGGTAGTGTATTTGCATCTACAATTGCAAATAATTCAACATCAGTAGGATCTGCATTTTCTATCACTAATGGTGTATATTTTATTCGTGGACAATTTGTAAATGTAAATACAGAGACATTAATTTTAGATCAATATACAAATAAACCTAACTATAGAGTTGGTTTATTTATAAATGAAGAAATCATCAATGCAGATATTGATGAAAATTTAACAGATAATTCACAAGGATTTAATAATTATGCTGCTCCAGGTGCTGATAGACTGAAAATAACAGTTTCACTGTATAAAAAGAATTTAGCAGATTTTAATGATAACAATTTTATAGAGTTAGCAACAATTAATGATGGAATTATAAAATCTCAATCAGTTTCATCAAATTATAATCTTGTTAAAGATGAATTAGCAAAAAAAACATACGCAGAGTCTGGGAATTATTACATAAATCCATATAATATTTCTGTAGTAGAGTCATTAAATGATGGTGTTGGAAATCGTGGAATATTTAATTCTGGACAATTTACATATGGAGGATCAACATCGTCTGATGATTTGGCAATATATCAAATATCTCCAGGAAAATCTGTTGTAAGAGGGTATGAAGTTGAAAATACATCTCCAATATTTTTGGATGTACCAAAACCAAGAACAACAAAGACAATAAAAAATCAATCAATCAATTACAATACAGGATCAACATTAAAATTAAATAGAGTATATGGAACACCTACAATTGGAATTGGAAATACTTATATATTAAGTTTAAGAGATGAACGTGTTGGATATTCTTCAACGACCGCACCAGGAAATGAAATAGGTGTCGCAAGAGTTTATGATTTTAGATTAGAATCTGGAAAATACAATACATTAAATAAAAATATAAATGAATGGGATATTTCATTATATGATATTCAAACTATTTCAGAGATTACATTAAATCAACCAATTACTTTATCAATACCTACATTCATTAAAGGTAAATCTAGTGGTGCAACAGCATTTCTACGATATGCTGTTTCAGCCGGGACTGCAGTAACTGTATATGAAAAGTCTGGAGAATTTATTGCAAATGAATCATTTATATTTAACGGTATAGAAAATAATAGAGTAGCAATAGCAGTTACTTCATATGGAATCTCGGATATCAAATCTGTTTATGGTATTGTTGGTTCTGCTTCAACATTTACTGCAGATGTAATTCAGTCAGATTCATTCAATATTGGAATAGCAACAATTTCATCTTTGAGTGGTGGCATAAGTACGGTATATAGTTCAAATCCTCAATTTCCAGGAAAAAATATAAGAGCAAAAAATATTATAAAATATAGTGGAGGGTCTTCTAAAGATCCAGTTTTTGCTAAAGTTGTAAGTGTTGGAGCAACAACTATTACAATATCTGGAATTACTACAATTACTGGTATAGTTGAAGGTAAATTGCCATCTAGTACATTAAATGTAACAGACTTAAAAATAATAACATCATCGTTATCATCTTCAAGTGACAACACATTATATACAAAATTACCAAAAGATAATATAGAATCTATAGATTTAACAGATTCTTATGTAACTATAAGAAAGATTCAAAATGTTAATATTTCCGGAAATCAGTTATCATCTACAGTTACTGCTGGGGAAAATGAAACATTTTTACCATTTTCCGATGAGAGATACTCATTAATCAGATCTGATGGTACTACAGAAATATTAACATCAAATAATGTTAATATTACATCTGATTCATTGCAGTTACAAATTAATAATCTTGGATCAAATGATACAAATGCAACATTAATAACTACTCTTAAGAAGTCTAAAATAAAATCAAAATTAAAAATAAAAAATAGAGTAAATACATTAATTATTGACAAATCAAAGTATAGTTCATCTGGAACAGGATCTGGAACATTGAATGATGGATTAATTTATGGAAATTATCCATATGGCACAAGAATTCAAGATGAAATCATTTCTTTAAATGTTCCAGATGTAATTGAAATTCATTCAATTTATGAATCATCCGATATTACTGCAGCATCTGCACCAAAGGTAGTTTTATCATCATTAAATGGTCCGTCATCAAAAACATCCGATTTAATTATTGGAGAAAAATTTACAGGACAAAGTAGTGGTGCTGTTGCAATCTGCGCGGAAAAACTAACCGATTATCAGATTTCATTTGTTTCAAAAAATCAATACAATTTTAAGGAAGGTGAAACTGTAATATTTGAAGAATCTAAAGTTAGGGCAACAATTACTACATTAACTTCAACAAGTTTTGATGTATCATTTAATTATAGTTATGATAATGGACAAAATGGATCATTTTATAATTACGGAACAATTAATAGAAAATCAAATGCTTTAGAGCCATCCAAAAAATTAAAGATATACTTTTCCAATGGATATTATCAATCATCAGATTCTGGAGATGTCACTACAGTTCAGTCATATGATACATTTAACTATGGTAAAGAAATACAGAGTGTAGATAATATCAGAAATACTGATTTAATTGATATTAGACCAAGAGTTTCTAACTATAGTGTTTCTATAGGTTCAAGATCTCCATTAGAATTTTATGGAAGAACCTTCAATTCTTCTGGAAATTCTGCTGCTAACATTCTTGCATCAGATGAATCTATTGTCACAACTTTTTCATTCTATCTTGGTAGAATTGACAGAGTATACCTAACAAAGGATGGAAAATTTCAAATAAAATATGGAACACCATCAGAAAAACCTGATCTTCCCATATCTGTAGATGATGCAATGGAGATATCATCAGTAATGTTACCTCCATATTTGTATAATGTATCCCAAAGTTCTTTAAGATTTTTGGAGCATAAAAAATATAGAATGGTTGATATTAAACAACTTGAGAATAGAATAAAAAATCTGGAGTATTATACATCACTATCTTTATTAGAAACAAATACTGCAAATCTTTTTGTTTCTGATGAAAATGGATTCAATAGATTTAAATCCGGTTTCTTTGTGGATAATTTTAGTTCATTATTTCCACAAGAAAATGGAGTTGAGTATAAAAATAGTATAGATATTTCAAATAAAGAATTACGTCCAAAACATTATACAAATTCCGTTGATTTGATTGTTGGACCAGTTACTAATGTTGATCCATCAGAAGATTTGGAATTTTCAGTTATAGATGGAATCAATACAAGAAAAACTGGAGATATTATCACTCTTGATTATGCTGAAATTGAATGGTTGAAACAATCTTTTGCTACAAGATCAGAAAATGTAACTCCATTTATTATCAGTTTCTGGCAAGGTTCTATTGAGATTACTCCAGCATCTGATAGTTGGATGGATACTGTTAGAATAAATGCAAAAAGCAGTAACACTGAAGGAAATTACTCAGAGATATTATCTCTTGCATCAAGAACCATAGATATGGATTCTCAAATTGGATTCGCTCCAGTTCTTTGGGATTCTTGGGAAACTATTTGGGTTGGTAAGGATATTATTGAAACTCCAAAATATTCATCTATGATATCTGGTAGTGAGTGGGGAAGATCTATATATGATACGCAAGTATCAACTATAGTAAGAAATCAAGTTAAAGAAGTTGTACCTCAAAAAATAGGAACAACAATTGTTTCTGATCAATTTGATAAGTCATCTATTGGTGATAAAGTTGTAAATAAAGATCTCATTTCTTATATGAGATCTAGAAATGTTCAATTTGTTGCTAAGAAATTAAAACCATTAACTAGACTTTATGCTTTCTTTGATGGAGTTAATGTAAGCAAATATTGTACTCCAAAACTATTAGAGATATCTATGATCTCTGGGGTATTTTCTGTTGGAGAAACTGTTGTTGGAACTGTAAGAAATACTGGACTTGGACCAAATATTGAACAAACAACACCAAGTATAACATTTAGAGTTGCACAATCAAATCATAAAAATGGTCCTTATAATTCAGCAACTTCAACATATCCATTTAATCCATACACAAGTCAAATACTTCAAGGAAATTATTCATCAACCTCAACTATATTAAATGTAGATACATTTTCTTTAGCAAATCAAACTCAAGGTGAGTTTAGTGGATGGGTAGAATCTAATATGATTTTAGTTGGGCAAAGAAGTGGTGCTCAAGCAACAATTACAAATGTACGATTAATATCAGATTTATCATCAACTTTAACTGGATGTTTCTTTATTCCAAATCCAAATGTTCTTGAAAATCCAAGATTTGAAATTGGAAATAAAGTACTCAGTTTTATTGACAATGATATAAATGATTCAAATCTAGCAAATACAACTGCAGAAGAAGGATTTTCATCTACAGGTATTTTGGAAACAGTCCAAGATGATATAATTTCAATAAGAAATACAAGAATACAAAATAAAAAAGAATTTAATAATAAATTAGTATCAAAAACAACAGGAACGCAAATTGTTTCTGGAGCGGGAATATTAGCAAATAAATCAAATAAAGATGTTGTTGTTAGTTGGTATGATCCTATTGCACAATCGTTCTTGGTTGAAGATTCAACAGGAATCTTTTTGACAAGATGTGATATCTTCTTTA